CGCCGCGCGCTTGGGTGAGAATGTCGTGGATTTCATCAACCTTTCGGTCTATGGCCTGCACGTCCTCTTTGAGCGTCTTCAGTTCAGTCTCCATGCGAATTACGCGATCCCTTGTGTCTGTTTCAGTCGTCATCGGCGCAATCCTTTCAGGATCTGTTCGCCAGCCTTCCCGATGAAGAGGGAACCAATGATCGCGCCTATCCATGGCTCCAGGGATGGCGGCAGGGCAGCGATTGACCATGTGACGGGGAATGCGCAGGCGCGGCACCAAAGGACGCTGTAGACGCACACTGATGCGAACCAGAAGCCGACCGGAATGTAGAACAGCAGCGGTGCCCATCCCCATTGGGAAGTCTGGACGCGGGCCAATTGCTCGACATAGGCTGAAACGGTCTTGTTGCGGATTTCTTCGCGGGCCGTCTCGTTATCGACCTTGTTATCGATGGTGGAGAGGATGCGATCCAGCGGGCCTTTGAGAAACGACAGCAGCATCGCCCACATCACGCACCCGCCGCGTCTGTCTTGTCAGCCGCGACCTTGGCGAGGATCTTGTTTGCCCGGTTGATGCGGACACGATCAATGGCCCACCAGCCCAACGTAAACAGGTTGATGCCGACGCCGATGAACGCATCCGCCGCGCCTTCGTCAAAGTAGCCGAGGGCGATCAGATAGCCGCCCGCCATGTGTAGAAGCTGGCGAAGGATGGGAATGAAAAGATCGATTGTCATGCCGATTTCCTGTTGAAGAGAGCGAGAACAGCCGACCAGAAAGCAGCCCATCCGCCCGTTTCTGGCTGCTGAATGGCGGGTTCCGGAGTGACTGGATCGGGCTTGGGGGCAATTTCAGGGGATGGCTCTTTGATGCCGGCGTAATCGCCAGAGACCAACAGCGCAGCCTCTTCCTTCCGACGACGCACAAGGCCGGGCAGTTGCTTTCCCTTGGCTGTGGTTGCAGTAACGCGGAGATGAGCCGCAGCGGATTTCATGTCGCCTGCCTTCATCGCAGCCGCCCATTTCCATTTGAGCGCACCCGGCCCGCAATTGAAGACCATGCTGCAAGCGGCGTCGAACACATGCTGATCAACAACCTGACCGCCAAGGAAGCGCACGACCGCTGCGCCGTATTCCGTGTCACACAGATGCATGAGGCAGCTTTCCGCCTCTGCCATTGACATGGTTGACTTCGCGTCGAACGCTTGGCCTGGGCGATACTTCCCCCACCATTCCTTGAAGGCCTTCGATCCCCATGTGAAACCAATGCCGATAGTGAGGATGCCGACCGGATCGCGATAAGCACGCGAGCGAAAGCCTTCGTGGGCGCGAATGAACGCAGCCCCGCGCTTGGATAGACGCATAGCGATGTCCTTTGAAATTTAGGAAAGGTTGCCGGAAACCAGCTTTGTGGCCCCAGAGGCCAGATCGAGAATGTTGTTGATCGTGTTATCGAGCGCCATGTTGCCGGTGATCATGTACTGATCGAGCGTGCCGGAAGTGCTGATGCCGTTCTGGCAACCGCGAACATGGTTGTTGACAATCTGGATTCGCGTGCCGTTATCTACGGCAATTCCGTTATCGGTGAAGTCGTAACCTTGGATGACGTTGGCAGCGATCAAAACGCTATCAGTATCTGCAACGTTGATGCCTTCACCGCCGCCTGTCGCATCGCCATCGGCGCGGTTGAACTTGTTCCCGACGACCTGAACGCCTTGGCCTGTCGTCTGGATCGTGACGTTATCGCCGTTGGAGCTATCAAAGACGCATCCTGTGATCTGGACGTTTGCCCAATCGCCAAGCACAGCGCAGTTTCGCGTTGTCGTGCCGCCGCCGTAAAACTGCGTTGCCGTGATAGAGCAAGGGCCGTTTAGCGCGCCGCTGGTGCCATCCCAAACCATGCCTTGGTTTGTGTGGGAGTCGACCCAGCCGCCGTTCCACTTGACGCCGGAGATAAATTCTCCGCTGATCTTCTCAATGTGCGCCGTATATTCGTCGGCATAGCCCATGTAGCAATTATCGACAAAGAGGCCGTCAACCGCATCAACATGGAGGATCTTTGCGCAGCCTGGAAACCCTTGGTTTGCACGCGACCGCATATCGCAGTTTGCAAGGTAAATATTCCCACCATAAGCGCCGCCATAAGGTGCAGAAGCTTTGGTGATGTACATGATACGACGATCATTGGGCGTATTCTGAAAGCACTGGCTGGTGATCTTGTCGATCTTGACATCAAACACACCCGCGAGCCGGTAGTTTACCCCAAAATTATAGACATCCACATCGATGTACGCGCCGGCCACATTCTCGATATCGATGCCGATGCAGTCCGTTGCATCGTCCGCAACCGCGTCGGCGACATAGATGCTAAGGTCACGGACATCGATTGAATAGATTGCGTCTCCGCTCGTGCTCTTGATGAACAGGCCGGACGTTTCCGCTGTCGTAACGACAAGTTTGGTGATTTCCTTGCCGCAACCGCGAAGGGAAAACCCTGTGGTGCTGATGAGTAGATAGTCCGAGAGTGCGAAAGTTCCGGGAGGAAGCTGGACGTTGTTGGTCCCGTTTTCAACGGCTGAATCAATCGCGGCTTGAATAATGGCAAGATTGTCCGTGACCCCGCCCGTGATGCACTCGGGGAACTCGCCATAACGGTTACGGACTGCCGGCTGCAAGGCAGTGTCGGCAAGAAGCCCCTGTGCTGCCGAAGCGAAAGCAATGGTGCCGTAATAGTTGATCGACTGCCGGGTCGTGAGCGGCGTCATGGTCTTCGTCGCGTTCGTTCCGGTCTCGGCTTCAGACTGAGAAGCAAACGGACGGCCGGCAGCGGCGATGGCTGAAATCGTCGCCTTGCGTGTCGTGGTCCCGTCGATGGCGATGACTTCGCTAGAGGTCGGTGACGCTTCAGGAGGAAGCTCGTTGATTCTGATAATGTTATCGACCATTGATGCTGATCCTCAGAGCTTGATGCAGAAAAGCACGACGGATGTGCGCGGACGGGTTTCGTCGCCCCCCGTCTCTGCGATGGTGATGCCTGTCGTTTCTTCGGTCGTATTGAGAGAGCCAGGAGGCGTTGCGCCCTGAAGGAAACCGCCCGTACTTCCGCCGCCCGTCATGAGACCAGCCTGCGCCGTGTTGCCCCAATTGTGATCGTGACCGGGGTCTGTAAGCGTGTGATTGTGGGCTTTGAGTTCGTCGTCTTGAGCGAGGCCGACAACCAGATCCGTGTCATATGCCAAGCCATCATCAGCGCCGCGCAAGTAGCGCGAACGGCTATCGAACAGAGGCATCCGCTTGTTTGCTGCGAAGTCAGCAGCAGCCGAAGCTCCCCGCGTCGTGGCCGTTCCATCGCTGGCCTGAATGATCAGTGTGGTATTGTCGAAATTGGTCCAAAGCAGGGAAAACAGGGCTTCCGTATCGCTGTTGGCTCTGGTCGTCGCACCTGACGAGAGATTGCCGATCGATCCGCCGTTTTCCTTGATCCAGCCCGTTGGCGCTGTGGTCATTCGAAACGCGGCAAGCGTTCCAGTTGGGACGAGACGGGTGGTCGCAGTCGCAACCAAGCCGTCAATATAGGCCTTCGTCGCCGCGTTACTGTCGGCTGTTGGCTCGGCAAGACCCGTGATCCGAAACCCGTTCATGTTGATCGGGCCAGTCATCGGAGCGACCCCTGAACGCAAGAGAACTTGAGAGAGGGACGCCCCAATGTCTTCTAGGCTTGGATTATGTTGACTTGCTAATATTGTTTGGCCTGAAACGGCTAAATATCCAGAAGGAAGCGCGTAATTCCCAGAAGAATCGAATGGCATCTTTACTATTCCTTTGAGGTGGGTTATGCTTTCTTCTTAAAAGAAAGGCTTTCTCATGAGAACAAAATCAAAACTTTACTCAATTTGGCTTGGAATGAAGCAGAGATGTAACAACAGAAATTCGCCCTCTTGGCCTCGTTACGGAGGAAGAGGCATTACGATCTGTAAAGAGTGGAGTGATTTTGAAGTGTTCGAGCGCGATATGGGGCCAAGGCCAAGCCCAGCGCACTCTATTGATAGGATTGACAATGATAGAGGTTACAGCCCTGATAATTGCCGGTGGGCAACGGCCACTGAACAGGTTCACAATAGAAGGTGCGCGAGGTTTGTTCAGATTAACGGGGTAAGTTACCGGGCTATTGACCTAGCAAAAATCACCGGGAGGAAACTCGACACAATTATGAAGAGAGTTTCTCGCGGACTTTCCTACGATGAAGTTATTCAGGCTGAACGCGTTAATAACCCTCAAGCCAGAGATATTGCGAAAGCGGCGGCGGACGTGAGGGCTGATCAGCAAATAAGGGCATCGCACTGCATTAACGGCCATGAATGGACCGCCGAAAACACCCGCATTCTAAAATCAAGTGGCAATCGTCGGTGCATTGCGTGTCTTAGAGCGGCCGAGTTTCGCGCTCGTCAAAAACGACATGGAAAGGCTATTGCTGCTGCTTCTGAAGCAAAAGAGCCTTGACCAAGGCGGCGCGAACTTCCGGGGAAATGACTTCCAACGGCGCGTTCTGCTGCATGATTGTGTTGAGCGGGGATCTTGAGCGGGTCATCTTGTCGGCAACCGCCAAGGCGCGCTCGGTCAGAATGTTTGACATTTGTTTGCTTGCCGCGCCGGCCAATGGCAACGCCGCGCCGGCCGCTGCAAGGCCGAGAGAACCTGTTGCGGCACCCGCCCCGGCACCTGCCGCCGCTGTGAAGCCCGCGCCTAGTCCGCCTCCGCCGCCTAGAAGATTGCCAATGATCCTGGTGACGTTTGCAGCACCAGAGCCACGGGCTACCTTTTCAAGCTGACCTAGTTCTTCTTTCGAAAATCCGGCAGCTTCTTTTGGCTTGAGGATGAGGCTTGCGATGCGCTGTCGGATCGCGTTTCCGGTGTTTTGCCCTGAATTTGCAGAGGCGGCGCGGAGTTCGGCAGCTTCTTGGAGCCCGGTAAGGCTTTCTGATCGCTTTGCCGCCGCATAGTTCCCCCGGGCCGCTTTGAGTATCGCGCCTGTTTCTCCAGCGGCTCCAGCCACAACGTTCGCCGGATCAGGATCCATAACGAACTGGTCAATTCGCTCCATAACCCGTTTTGCTGCAAGCTGCTCTGTTGGATTGGCGAAGTCTTTTGCAGCGTTACCAAAGGCGCGTCTAGCGGCCTCAATTCCAGAGATTGGCGCAACGGCTCCGTCTGGAGCGTCGTTGAGCTTTTTGAGGATAGCGAACGTTTTGGGGGCAAGCTCGGAGAGGACGCCATCAGATTCCAGGTCAGATTGCAGGGAGCGAGCAAGATTTTGAACTGATGCGGCACTATAGTCAACTGCGGAATCCCTGACCTGATCATACCCAGATCGGGCCGCAGCCTTTAGGGCGTCTGCGGAAGGTGGATTAACCCTAGCTCTTTTCATGGCAAGGCTTGCGCCGGGAATGGCTTTATCACCCGCACGAACAGCAGGATTTGCGCTGGCAAACGTTGTGGCAAATTCTAGTGAACGTGCCAATCCTTCTTCGCTCATTGGGTCAACCTTCCCGGCATATACGTCGCCGGGGAGCATGAAAGAGCGCTTCAGAGATCCAAGAATGCCGGCATCGCTGTTGAAACTGACGTTGCCGCTTTCGTCCTTACTGATTGGAAGTATTGACCCCATCTGGACGGTCTCGGGAGCCGCGCCCTGCTCACGACGACGACGGGCGCGGGCAAGCGCAAGTGCCTTCTGCTGTTCTGGTGTCATTGGAACAGCTTCCTTTCTTCCGGCGTCATGAATTTCCAGTCTTCAGCATCAACACCAGCCGGAACGCCTTCATTTGCCGTTTGACCCTGAGGAATTTTGAAATTGGAAAGTGGGTTTTTTAGGTTAGCGACATCGCGGCGGAAGTCAGCCGCCTTATAGGGCGTCCCGTCTTCCTTCAATTCACGGTCCAAAACCTTGTTGGCGAGAACGCCCATCTGCTGCTCATATTGAGCAATCCCGCGCATGGTTTGGAAGATAAGCTGATTGCCTCCAGGCTGATTGATGATGCGAGGAAGCGAGGCGCGGAACATCTTGATATCGGCGTCCGACATAGGGCCAGAGCCCGGAGCGCGCTGTTCTGGCACCATCTTTTCAAGCAAGGCGCTTGCTGCCTGGATGTCGCTTAGGCCATCTGTCGCAATGCCAAATTCGCCTGCGGCCTGCTTTAGCGCTCCCAAAGCACCTTGCGGAGAATTAGCCATAAGGCCTTCAAGCCTATCAATCTGAGCAAGTTTTCCGTTGGCCTGCATACCAGCATCAGACAGGGCGGCTATAGAGGTGCCGCTGGCCTTATCGAGGGTCTTGTAAAACTCATCCCCCTCGCCGGTATTGATTACCTGATTGTTTGCAGAGGCCTTTTTCTGTGCGAGCTGGAAGTCTACGAACGAACCTTCATAGCCGCGCTCTTTCGCATATTCGTATTCGTTTATGTCTGCCGTCTTTCCCTGCTGGCCTCGTTCAAGGTCAAACTTCTCACGGGCCAACTGATCGCCGGGTGTCAGGCGAGGATTGCGGAGATTGTCAACCTCAAGGCGGCTCTTCTCAAGACCAAGCTGATAGGCCGGATCTGCCTGCTTCATCCGCATTTCCTGCGCTGCCTGCTGCTGTGCCATCTGCTGCTGCATCAATGCCTGCGCAATGGCCTTCGTTTGCTCTGTGGCGCGGGGATCGGAGATGGCGCGGATAAGGGCCTCATTCATGCCGGGGACGGCCTGCTGCTGCTGCCCTGCTGCCGGGAGGGCTTGCGCTACTTGCTGGACGGCCTGCGACTGTACGGGCTGCTGTACCCCTATGTCTTGGCCGGGGAACTGTGCCGCATATTCCGGGGTCTGGCGAAATGCTGCTGCTTCATCTGCCAAGTTCCCGCCCTCAACAGGGGAAACGGCAGCAATAGCATCTGTGGCCGTCTGCGGCTGTAGTGCTGCAACCTCTCCACCGCCCTGAAAAGACGGCAGAAACCCCTGCGCTGCGGCAAGACGGTTTGCGGCCTCTCCGCCCGGCTGGTCATAGCCTGCAAACTTCCAAGCGTTGTTCATGAGGCTTTGTGCCTCTTCCACGCTGCCGGCGTTGTTCAGAGCCTCAATAAGCTGCGGGTTTTCCTGAAGAAAGAATTTGGCTTGCCCAGAAGGTGAAAGATCCCCCGTTGCTGCAAGTGCCTCATAGCGTGGACCACGCCACGACATAATGCCGCCAGCCGTTCCCGCCTGCCCGCTCTGGCTTGGGTCGCTCCATGTTCGGTTGACATTGCCGGGAGCAAAGCCGCTTTCAGCTTTTCCCGTAGCCGCGATAGCGGCAAGAGCGTAAGGATTTTGAACGCCGCCCTGCTTTACTGTGTCAATGAACTGAGAGAACACCTCATTGCCGTTCATGTCGATTGGCTGTGCCGGAGACGTTGCAGCCATTTCAGCAGACGCGCCGGAGGGCGGGATAGACGACGTTTCAGCCGGAGCCTTACCGCTCAAGAGGCTGCTGATGATGCCTTCGTTATAGGTCGCATTCTCTGCCCCTGCGGCTTCTGCCCGGCGTTGCTTGATGACCCCGCCAAGCGCATCCACCACGCGGGCCGCGCCCTGTGACCAATGCTGCACCGGAGACGTGTTGCCGGCCTTCATCAGCAGTTCGGCGGCAATCTCTTTGTCTCGGGCGATTTCAGCCGGGGTTTTCTTAGCCCCACCTGCACCCCAGACGAAGGGGGCCAGAACTTCGGCAATCGGATTAGCCATTAAATAGCCTCCACTGCGAGATCGTACCGAACACGGCTCAAGCCATCAGCGCCCTTCGTGACGGCTTCAGGATGGATGCGCTCGACTTCATCAGCCATAAGGCCGATCTGTGTTTCGGTGCTATCTTTGTAGCGATAGGAGTAGACCGGGAGGCCATTATGAAGCGTACCGACGCGGCGAATGTCCGTCTTTGCGCGTCGATCGGAAAGAAGCCCGAGGCCAGCCGAAGCGAGGCCGAACAGCCCGCCCATGCCGGCGTTAGATTTTGCTACGTCGGCTTGATATTTGTTATTCACAAGCCCGGTATAGTCCACGCCACCGACGCCCGTTTGCGGAGTGCTGGCGAACTGTGGCTGCTGCACCTGTGCACCGGACATGAGAGCCGAGATCTCATTGAGCGGCTGTGCACGTTCATAGCTGGACTCGTTGAAAGCCTGCTGGCGACCCGTCAGGGCCAGATTGTTGTAAGCGTCGTTCTTCGTCTGCCCGAACTGCTGCATCTGCTGATCGAATGCAGCAGTGCCAGGACGAAGGCCCGACGAAATCAACTGCGTCCTGAGCGCGTCCTGTTCCTGCGCAAAGCGTGGATCAAGGCGCTTGCTGCCGAGTTCGTAGAGCTTGTTTTCCGTTTCTGCATTGACGCTGAAAGGCTTGGACAGATAGTCCTTCAGGAAGTTGGTGCGCTCGTTGGCGATCGTGCCGAGGTTCAGACTTGCCGCGTCCGTCTGGTCTTTGATGGCCTGCTGCGCTGCGGAGAGTGAAGTGGTCGCCGTATAAGTTGGCGTTTCGACCCATTTACCCGTTGAATCCGTATAGCCTGAGGTTCCGGTCTGGTTATAGGTCAAAGACCCATCCGGACCGACCTGGTTGACCATGTTCAACTGCTGCTGCGCAATGGCTGTGTCACGGTTCATGCCTGACTGTGCCTGCGCAGTTGCTACTGGATCCGGCGCTTTGGGTGTCGAGACCATATCAGAATTTCCAATCTTCTCTCAAGATGCCGACGATAAACCCATCCCTGCCGTGGCCGAAATGGTTGCGCATCGCGCCCTCAATGACCCCGCCAAGACGCTCGGCAAGGCGTACAACTTCCGTATTTTCAGTGATTGCGGTCATCCTGAGATAACCAAGCTGACCGAAGACATAAGACCCGACAGCGCGGAAAAATGACCTGTTCCACCCGCGACCGGCAACCGAGATGTGCACATCAGCACCCTCGAACACGTTGAACAAAACACCCCCGATGATTTCACCGTCTTGCTCGATCCCCATGCACGTATAGGGGGGCACGAATGCCACCCCCAAGGATTCGCTTAGGAAGGCTGCAACACGCTCATCTGTGACGATCAAGAAACAATGTCCGCTGTGTCGTATGTCATTTCTAGTCTGACTATTTCCGTGTCTAATGGGATGATGCTGCCGCTTGTGATCTGGGAGGCTGGCGCAAGAGCGTAGCCGGCCTCTCCAACAGAGGTCCAAGTCTGCTGAATTTTCTTATTAGCCTGCTGGCCCCATGTGCTTTCGCCCCATGTTCCGACATCCCATTGCGAACCGCCCGAGATTGGCGCGGCGGCTGGTGCGGGAGGCAGTTCTACGACATAATCCTTCATCACACTAAGCTGTGGGTTAATCGTCTGCGCGCCCCTGGTAACCAATCGTGCAATAAGCGCGACTTTCAAGGCACCGGAGTTGCCAAGATCCGTAAACAGCGGGGCGTAAGTAGCCGTGTACGTGCCGCCCTGATCAAGGCCAGTCACATAGGCTTCTACGATCTTTCCGCTCTGGGAGCCGAAGAACATGCGCCCGTTGAATACCTCAAGGCATGTGCCGCTCCAGCCTGTAAAGCGCGCCCATGCGCCTGTGCGGGCGTTTGCTACATACATCTCCGGGGTTTGCTCGTTGACGGTTGGAAGCGAGACGACAACCATCTGTCTTTCCGGCCACACAACACATTGCCAGTATTCAGAGCGGCGAAGCGCCACCGCGTCGTTCCATGCAGTCTCAATCGGGAAGGACACGGCAGATGGCGAAAGCGCTGCATAGTCCCTCTGGATTGCCTGAGAGAGCGGGACAAAACCGATGTCAGTGGAAATGACCAGATCACCGCCTGCCCTGATCCACGCCTGTGGCCCGAGAGGCTTGCCAATCCGGTACGTGCCGACCTTTGACCATGTTGCCGCCGTCGAAGGATTGTCGCCCTGGTAAACGGCAACCTCACCCTCTGTCGTCACGAAAATGCACTGTTCTGACAAGCCGCCATCGCCAGACGTATCCAGAGACCATGCCGCGCCGAACAGCAGAGAACCGCCCAAGGCAAACACGCCGCCCATCGGGAACTTTGTCAGTGTGCCGCCGATCTGGTCAATTGGCAGATACCAAGCGTTCATGCTGTCTTTTTCAACGAAAAACAGGCGGTTTTTGTAGCTCCAGACGTAGGAAAGCGCAGAGGTTTCAATGCCCGTCATGCCCACGAAAAGCGTTGTGATTGTCCCGTTTGCGACAGCTTCCCCTGTATCGCCGTCTGTGATGGTTTCATCGTCTTCAAATGGCCCGCCTGTCACGTCACCGATCAACAGGGTTCCAGCGCCTTCTGCGCTCGTCACGCGAATGATTGTTGCCGTCGCGCCGGACGTTCCGCCCGTAAGCGTTTCACCCACGGTAAAAGCCCCGGTTTCGGCATCGAAATCGAGAGAATTGATCTCTTCATCGTTGATGGGATACCATGTGGCCCCGTCGAACAGTTCCAGAAGGTCCTCGCCATTTACGCCAACGAGGTAAACACCTCCAGTTGTCGCGAATTGCGTTACGATCCATTCCCCGCCCGTCTGGCCCGTGACAACGCCATCGCCGCCACTGCTGGACCCGCCGAGGACATCACCATCGCCGGCCGAAAGCTCGTCATCATCTTCCGTCCCAAGGATGAAGTTGGTTGCCGATGTGACGTTGGTAATATCGTAGATCTTCTCAGAATTGGCCGCGAACAGCTTCTTGTTGTTCCCGTTGTTGTAGGAGAACAAGGCCGTAACGGGAACGTCTTCCTCCAGAAGCGTTGCATAGACCTCCGAACCCCTACGAACATCGCCGCCTTCCGCAGTCGGAAATATATTGTCGAGGACAGCCGCGCCTTGTAGCTTGGACGGAGGCGCGGCAAGGTTCTGGTTCGAAATCCAGCCAGCGGTTGCAGCCGGGAATGGTTTCATCGGAGAAAGGCGCGGCTTGTCGCGCGGAGCCATGCGCCTCATGTTCCAAGGGGCCTTGGATAGGCATTGCGGGAATCAAGCGTATATCGCTTTGCATTCCTCACGATGCGAGATCCTTTGTCGAAGCTGGACGCCTGGGCAAGGCTCTGTTCGTAGTTGGCGAAGTCCTGCGCATACTCAAGACGCTTCTGCGCACGCCATTTGTAGACGATGCCGAGGATCAACACGTCTTCATCAAGCAGAAACGTGTCCGTGTCCTTTGCGAATGCGGCCTTGCGGGTCGTTCCATCTTCATCCAGCACAGCGTTCTTTGAAATGTAGAAATACTGCGCCGTGGTGCCGGCCTCGACGGCTGGGCGAAACTGCACCTGACCATCAAGGATGATCCAATAGCCTGGGTTTGGCGTGGCAAGACCGTTTACAAGGTCCATCCAGTAATTCAGGCTTGGCGCGTCCAGATAGCCCCATGTATACCAGTTGGCGCGGGAAATCGTATTCCCTAGAACCATACGCGAATAGTCAGACGGGAGATCGAAACCGTATGTCGTTCCATCCCCCGCCATCTGCTTGAGCGTTGTCAGCCTGCGCCAATCCGCATATTTCACCATGTCGGTCACGACCTCATTCGCAAGGTCGATGATTTCCATTTCGAACGTGTTGGTGCTCGAAAAGAACGTCAACGGCTTCTTGCCAGTCAACCGTAGCGCTGCGGATTGGGCTGCTGACAAGAAAGACATTTATGCGGCCTCGCTTGCCAGTTCGTCACACATTTTGACAAGTGTTTCATGGCTTGGGTTTCCCCTCGGCTTATTGCCGACAAGACCGGCAATAAG